CCAAATCTGTTTTCTTCTCTAAAAATAAAATAAGATGGAAGCATAGTTGTTTGACTTAAATGCAGAATCTCCATGTACTTAGGAACATTCAACGCACAAAATGCCTTTTTGCCATCGCCATACCATTTGCATTCTGCCCAACCAATCATCTCACCTCGGCTATCAGAATCCTGACCATTATGAAACCACCCATCAAGCCTGTACTTTGTAAGATTTGGTGATTGTTTATATTGACACCCTAAACGCTTTGCCATTGCGGACAATAATCGTTGCTCTCTTGATCTATCTGCTGATGTTTCTCGCATAGTAATCATTATTAATCCTCCCACCCAGATAGCTTTAGATGAATGTCGTGCATTGATGCAAAATCTATATCACAATATTTGCCACTGACTTGTACGCTAACACCTTCATCTTCAAAGCATTCACAATCAGTGCTAAACAACATAAACCCATCATCACCATCAGTATAAATACAACCTAAATAACCGTCTTCAGATATAAAAGTTTTATAATCCGCGTTAAATGTTTGCGTCCAACTCATAAACTCTTGCTCGGTCATTCCAATTAAATTGCATACATCTTTATGTTTAATACTCATTTTTATCTCCTATGGCTCGGTCAAGCCTCGCCCGTTTTATTGATAAATTGTTTCTTATTATTTTCTTTTTTTATTTTATGTAACTTTTTAAAAGACGTTTTAACCCTTTTACGACTGTTTCCGTAAATTTACGATCTGAGGGCTATGCGACTCAGCGGTTAATTCGTATTCGTATCGTATCGCCAAACTATCCATCAAGAGAAACCGATCTCTATTAGGGGCTATGTGCGGAGGGTCAACCGCGTCTATGGCATTCTGTTAGGGAGTTCGCCACCCGAAGGGATATGTCAATTCATATCTGCTCTAGCCCGAATACTGTATTAATTAAAAATCATTTTTACAAAAAGGTAAACCTAAACCTTATACCCAAAAGTTATAAAAGACTCTAGGCTTATATCTAAAGCATCACATACGCGCTGAATAGTGTGCAGTTTCATATTGGATTGAGTGCGCCAACGTAATACTTGTTGAGGGGAGGTCTTTGCTATTTTAGCAAACTCCACGCTAGTGATTCCTTTAAGTTCTTGGGCGGCTACTACGCATTTGCCTACGTGTATTAATTTCATTGCATTAAATCCTATGTTATATTTGTTTGGTCGGTTCCCCCGATCGACAACCTCCTATGGTTTGCCCCCCGAAAGGGGGGCTTTTTAGATCAAAATGGAATAGCGTTGTCAAAGTCTTCATCCGCAGTTGTATTGTTTTGCGTTACGCTTGCGGTTTCTTCAGTTGCTTGTTGCTTTGGAAGCTGAACATCTTTGACAATACAGCAAACTTTTTTGTTTTTGACTCCTTCTTTTTCCCACTCATCAACAGACAATTCACCTGTCACAGTGAGTTGCATTCCTTTTTTAACATAAGGGGCTAACTTTTCTGCGCGATCATTAAACATTTTGCAAGTAACCCAAGACGTTTTTTTGTTCTCACCCCACCCTTGGTTTACAGCCACATTAAACTGACCTATTGCCTTTCCGTTTGCTGTATGCCTTACCTCCATGTCACTTCCTACATTCCCACAAAATACCATTACATTAATACTCATTTTAACTTCTCCACTTGGTTTAAAATTTGACTTACAGCCGCATTAACTTCAGCGGCTAACTTTGCGATGTATTCGTCATCGCGTTTAACGCGCACAAGAACGTGCCGCATTTTTGGGTGATAGGCAAAAAAATCCCACCAATCACGTTGAGTAATCCACATACAACCTTGGATTTGTTGCCAGTATTTCTTAACACCGACCTGCTCGTCTGCCAGATAGCTAACCATCGTTTTAGGCGCAGGACATTTAATTTCTAAACCGCCATCACCATTAATCAGACCATCAGGTGAACAGCCAAACTCAAAGCTAGGGTCTAAAATGAAGCCAGTTTCTATAACCTCGTTATCGGTTATAAACTCATATGCCTCTCTAGCCTCTGGTTCTAACTTAGTCCCACGCTCCATCCACTCAGTAACATGGAAGGGGGTGGATTCACCTGTAAGACGCTCTGCAATTAGTTCGTGAATATATCCACTAGCAGAAGTTGACGGCTTACCAGTTGCAGTAATCAGCTTAGAAAAGCCACTGGCAGATGGCCTACCCAATCGAGCGGCAAGCCATTCCTCAGTCCCTTGTTCATGCTCAAGAATAATCATGAGTTCTTTCCTTTACGATTTGCGCGTGTATTTCCCTGTTACATTGATTCGCGTATTTTTTTGTAGGGATAAAAGCGATAACATGAGTATGGCAATCAACGCACCCACCCTCCAAAACACACTCATAATCTGGGCTGTCAGATAAACTTTGATTTGCACCTAAGCTATCACCGCAATCTGGACAGATGATTTCTATATGCTTTCTCACAACTTAGCCTCTAGTGCGGCAATCGCTCTGTCGTAATCACTGGCTAAAACTTGATCAATATTTTCTACCTTAAGCCACTTTAAAAACCTAGCCTCATTTGATTTTGTTTCATCAAGTAATTTCTTGATAGCAATTATTTGATCTTCACTAACCGTATCCTCATCAGGCTCTTTATTAAGTTTAGACGGCTTAGTTTCATTAAACTCATCAGCTTCTATTTCGCTGTATGCATCACCGTGCAAGCCAACTAACTTCAAAATCACTCTATCTTTTGCTCTCTTTTCAGCCATTGCAAAAGGGTAATTATTCTTAAGGTTATAGGGTGCGGCCTCGCCAAAACTCCACTCAACTTTATCGCCAAACCTACCAGTGACTAACATCACGACCATCTTCTTTTCTACATTGCTTTCAATTACTACAGGCGCGTCAAAGGTAATGTCCTTATGCGCGGCAACTTTCTCAAGTGCTTTATGTAATATAACAACAGTGCCATGACAATCCCACGTAGCTGTTTTTGATGTCTCTCCAATGTCTTTTAAAACGTCTGCTACTTTCTGCGGTATATTATGCTTCTTCACATTGACCTCCTACAGTCTCTTGTTTCTGGTATCGCTCACCGTAACCTAGTTCGTAAGCCTCTGATTGACCCTCTAAGGCAGGGTAGCCAAGAATGCAGTCATACTCACCGCGCTCATAGTCGTTTAACTCGTTGATATTCATATTGCCTCCTACAGCAAAGCCCCCGAAGGGGCGGTTGATTTGAAGTCTTAGATATTTAATATATCCCGTAATGCGTGTTTCCAGTTGTAAACCTCTTTGCCTCGACCAACTAAAGCAAACCATGCATCACCATCAAGATTGCCCATAAAACCAGATTTGATTTCTTCTGGCGTGTATATCTCCAATATTTCCTCCAACGGATAAACATCCATACTTTTTTTCTCGGGCCATTCAATCCTGATAGAAAAATACTTAATCAAATCAGAAGTAATGGGAGCGCAAGAGTCTCTATATCCGTCTAAAAAACCTAGAACTTTAACTTTATTATCTAAATTACTCATAATTTATTACCTTGTTTTATTGATTGAGATTACATCTTAGTCTATCTAATCTTAAATGTAAACCTTTTTGTTAATTAATTAGGCAAAAAAAACCCCACACTAGGCAGGGCTTATGTTTTATATGGTACTAGTAAGACCAAATAGCAGGGGGGAAACCCTCTTCCTCTGTGCAAACATCCAGATGGATAAACCTACCGCCACCTTTCTGCTGTACGCCTATTCTTTTTATACCATGCTTTTGTGCCACTCTAATGATTTCTAAGGCGTTTTCTCCGTTAGCTAATATATCTACCGCCTTTCCGTATGTATGCGCTCCTAGACGCTCTTTACGCGCTTCTATGGGGTGCTGTGGTGATCTGTAAGCACTAGACAGGGGAAAGCTAAAACCACACTCATGCCGTATCTCATTTAGCAGGGCTAAGAAGTCAGGATCAAACCCTTCTTCTCCTGTTGCTTTGCACTTGAGTTCTTTAGGTTTGAAGTAATTCTTTTCTTCTTTCTTTTCTTTTTTCTTTGTAGTCATTTTCCGACTCCTTTTATGCGTTCTGCTGATCTCATCGTACCAAGTCCAAGCATTCCCATTAGAACTGGCATCATTACAGACGTATCAGCTTGGGGTATGTCTATTCCGAACCCTGCCGCCAGTGGCGAGATCAGGAAGTTAACCGCGAATCCAAGGACGCAGACCCATCCTGTTGCAGGTCGCCAAGAACTTTGGAACCAGTTGCCTTGGGCTTCGGCTTTGTTGAGTTCAATCTGAGCGATTGCGAGTTCCTGCGCGTGGCGTTCAGAAAGCGTTGAGAGTTCATAAGCAATCTTCTGCTTTTCGGTGGCATCAGGTATCCATTTATCAAGTAAACCAGTGACAGGGGCAATCAGTGCTTCTAACATTACGACAATCTTTCAATCAAAAACAAACCGATGATCAGAGGATACATTCCCCACACCATCATCTCTGCTTTTTTAAATCTAACAGAACCTTCATCGAGGCGTTTCTCTATAGCTTTGAACTTATCTTCAATGGCTTCCATCCTTACAGCGCATTCACGTTCATGGGCTTCGAGT